CAAGAACGTGAACGAAAAGAAGCAATTTGAATGTATTAAAATCCGAACATTCCGAAGCAGTTTAGAGGTCGCGTTCTAGTAACACGCGACCAAGGTACCGTGGGCGGTACTCTGGCATGTAAAGGCGGTAGAAAATGCTTGATACAATCCGCATCATTTCACCGGAACTTACTGCTGATATTGATGGCAATGTTAAAGCTTTATGTAACAAGCAGCGTGTGCTGTTTGATACCGAAACCGGAGAAAAAGAGTGGGAATTCTTCACCGGAGAGATATCGAAAACGTGGGATTCCAGAATTGGGTTGAAGTTGATAACGGAAAAGCTGTTCATACAGAATGGAATGGATTCGGCAATGGTTCATCAGATATCGCCAAGGTTACAGGTAGAATGCAGTATTCACAAATGTATGATGGGTCATAACGTGTGGGGGGGGCCGGAGGACTTCAAGGCTTCGATAGCGTGGTTGGTTGGTGAGATATCATATTTGTTAGGTGTTCCATTGCCGGATTATCTTGCTTGGTCAGTTCCTCGAATCGATTGGACGGAAACTTTCAAGGTGCCTAACCTGCGTGAATGGTTTGCTAATCTGAAGCACATGAGATATCCAAGGACCGGGGAACGGAAAGTCACTATCAGAGAAACAACCATTGATTGTTCAACGTCTACCGTGTATGTGAAGTTGTATCAGAAAGAACCGGAGTTCAGGCATAACGATTATTTCAAGGTATGTCGGGTTATGGGAAAAGAAGTGGCGAACCAGCTGCAGACAAGAGCATCCGAAATGTTGAGATGCGAAGTGGAATTCAGGGCAAGAAAGCTGAAACAGCTTTTTGGTGTAGTGGGGCGTGATGTATACGTTGCCGAAATAAGGGACAACGTGTTAAGGGAAGCATGGGGTGTCGAAATGGGAAAGATTTTACAGTTTGATGGTTCTGTGCCGAGGTTGTATTGTGATACTCCGAGTGTGTTGAAGCGACTGATGCAGTCGGCACATTCAACCAGAATGCAGAAGTCGCTCATGAGTACTTGGCAAATGTTTTCCGCTGTAGGTGAAGAACAGGTGAAGCAGTTTTGTCCGAAAAATACATTTTCAACTCATAAGAGGCTGCTGAAAGAGTTGGGTATTTCATGGTCATCGACTGATGCAATGTTGATTGATAAAGAAGTGGTTCAGTGGGCACCTCGTATAGGATGTCCAGAGCATGATGGTGGTGAATCGCCCGAAGTGTTGGCGATACTACATAAGCACAGGGTTGCGATGTGAAGGGGGAAACGTTATGGCAAAGTTTACTGTCGAGGGTACGGTCTTGGGAATTGTCATGAAAAGCGTGAAAAGGAAAGATGGTACAGAGTTTGAACAGGCAAAGGTGGATTTATATCAAGCTGGGGAAAAGGAACCTGTTGTTCAGGTCACAATGTCACCGGAAGAATTACCGGAAGTCGGGCAAGTCATACAGGTTCCAATCCGGCTTCGGACATGGGCACAAGGTAATGCCAGGGTGACTCTGGATATCAACGCTATAAAACAGGGGGCATGATGGATACAACGACTACAGGGGCAATTCTGCTTGAAGTTCAAAAGCTTAACGCATCGATGGAATACATATTCTTTGGCGTTGCGGTATTGGCCGGTTTGCTCTTGGCATCGTTGGTAGTCAAGGCCTTATCAAAGAATTTAGGTGAAGTATGACAGAAATTTATATTCAAGGTGCGTTGTCAGGTTTTGCAATAGGAATGGTTAGTTGGTTCTTCGCATGGGGCATTACAATCGGGATTCGATTGTTAAAGCTGATTCCTTGACATGTATGTTGTACAACACGGCGACGATCCGTCTGGGCGGGTCAGAAAATGGAGGAATTCATCATGCGTAAGAAAATCAGTCTGTTGCTCCTGACCGTGGCCATGTTGGCATTGGGTGCTGTCGCATCCTTTGCAACACCTGTTACCCCTCTTGTCGGAATGGGAACCGCAATCACGTCTTTGTCGGATGATATCCTCGCTGGCATCGCTGTTGTTGCTCCTGTTGCTCTTGCTGTCGTGGCAGCCTTTCTTGTTTGGAAGCTTGGCATGAAATTTTTCAAAGGTCTTGCCAAGTAATTGACAGAACGGACAGCAGGGCAGGGGCATAGTGCTCCTGCCCTTTCTTAAATCAGGAGGTTGTATGAAAAGGATAATTGCAATCATCATGATTTCAGTATTTTTAACTTCAAGCATTGCAACCGTAAAGGTTCAAGCATTGCCTGTTGCTATTGCAGCATCATCAGCGTCTGTTATGGCAATGATAATCGGTCTTATACCTTATTTGGGTGTTTTATTTAGCACTGAAAATGATAGACAGACAAACATTGCAAACATTGAAGATTTAGTTTCAGATGAAATGGCAAAAACAGATATGACAGTTCAGGAGCTTTCAAACTACACTAATGCAAATGATGCAACGGCGAACAATGGAACGGTGTTGCAGAACTTTCTTAATGATAATGCAGTGATGATGGCGATGCAGGCTGGTTCTGGTGACAATTATGTTCAGACATATTTTACAGGTATAGGACAAGCGCAGTTATTTGTGAAGGCTATTTTAGCAATGAGCGCAGTAATGTTGGCAGATGAAAATTTGGAAACGTATGGAGTAGTAACTGGAGGAACAGAAAATGGATATCAGAAATGGACAGGTTATCCGAATTCTCCGGTATTATCGGCAATAAGACCTTATCAATGTATTATTTTAGGGAATGGATATACTTATCTTTTATGTGGTGAATATAATTTTGCAATGCAGTATGTAGGAGCAGCTTGGATTAGTTCTTACTATAATCAAGAAAGGTACCCGTTTACAATGTATAGCTTGGGTAGTGGAAGTTGGAATAGTGGTTCATCAAGAACTGAGGTAGTATGTAATTCAGTTATACAGACTAATGCTAGTGTATACACAACACCATATTATACTAATGTGTTAGTTACTGGAAGTGAGTCAACAATAACTCCGATTTATACACCATTATCTACGCCAGTACCGTATCAGACATCATATATTTGGGATGATACTGCATCTATTTCAGTTCCAGATGTAGAAACAGCAATGGATGTTATGGAAGGAACAAGGACAGTTGCAGATGTGATTGATACGTATACTGCAGAAGGTGAAATTCCTATGACTGCTACGATTGCAGGAACCCTTGAAGGTGTAGTGACGGCTCCGGAAGTAGCAGGAGAATGGAGCAAGGAAAATTGGACAGTTCCGACACTTATAACAACGAAGTTCCCATTTTGCATTCCATGGGATTTGACTAACACGTTTTCATCGATGGTAACAACAGCCGAACCACCAAGCTGGCAGATTGATTTTCCGTCTAACATTTTCATTGGTGGAGGTTCAATGACTATTGATTTTGCTCAATTTGAAACGTTGGCGAAGATTGTCAGATGGTCGACTATGATTTTGTTTATGATAGGACTGATGCTTTTGTCGTGGAGATTGAAGGGGTCATAATGGAATTGCGATATATAATCAATGGAATTTTGATGTTGGCAGGTCTGATTTCTTTCATACTGAGTATAATCAAGACATTGAAGGGTAAGAGAGGATGGATGTAGAATGCTGGAATCAATGATGTCCGGTGTTAAAGGTGGTCTACAATGGATTGTAGAGCGTCTACCTGATTCACCGTTTCAAACTATTTCAACGGCTGATGTATCGCCATTCTTTGCTGGCTTGAACTGGATTTTTCCAATCGCAGAAATGGTTGCGGTCTTACAGTTATGGTGTACGGCCGTGGCGGTCTACTATGTTCTTTCAGTGGTCATGCGGTGGATAAAGGTGATTTCATGATTTGGCTGTATACCGGAACACCTGGTAGTGGAAAGTCACTAGATACTGCCAGAGATATCATGTTTAAGCTTCGCAGGGGTCAACGGGTCATTGCGAACTTTCCGGTCAACATGAAGATTGTCCAGAAAGGACAGCTGCGGAAGATTCCAGATGATAATTTCATAAACTTGGAAAACACTGAACTGTCCGTGAAGTACCTGGTCAAGTTTGCAAGAAAGAATCATAAGCGTGGAAAAGAGGGCCAGACACTCGTTGTCATTGATGAGTGTTCTGTTATGTTCAATTCAAGGGATTGGAACCGGCCTGACCGGAAGGCGTGGATAAAGTTCCTACAGCATCATCGAAAGTATGGTTACAACGTGATATTGATATCGCAGTCACCGAAGCCGATTGACAAGCAGATACTCGCATTCGTAGAATATGAGGTGAAGCATCGAAAGGCCAACAATTACGGCACAATCGGGATGCTGTTCACGCTGTTTCACATTCCGCTTTTTTGTGCAATCGAATATTGGTATGGTGTCAGTGAAAAATGCAACGTTCGATTTTTCATCTACAGCAAAAAACATGAGAAGCTGTATGACAGTTACAAGGTGTTTGACTTTGAACTGGAGGATGAACTGCTCGGGGATCCGGTTGCACCTCCGAAGAAAACATCAAAAGGTACGACCGGAACGAATGTGAGGACGGTTCCTTTTGTTGTTTTATCGCCGGAGGCGATTTCGGTTCCTGAAGTGGGTAGTGTTTATGACAGTGCCATTGTATAATTGCTACTGGTGCAAGTGCGCTTATTGTGAAAGAATGTTGAAGGATGATAGATGTAAGCTTTCGGATTGCCTGGACTGTTTAGCCAGGGAAAAGAAACGGATGGTACCGATATTGAGAAAGAGTTGTCCAGGCTTCATTGAAATTGAAATCGAGCCGATTCCGATCCGGACGGCCTCGGCAGAAATGTGTACGGTTTGCATTTATAGAAGACTTGCCAGAGAGATTGAAATATGGTACTTTAAGACAAAACATTGAACGAAATAAAAATTCCGCTGAAGGCACTGGAAAAGAAAGGCACCTCTTACGAGGTGCTTTTTTCGGGTTTATCTAAGTCTCTTACGTAATCTCTATGCCGAAGAAGTATTCTCATAAGCATTTCATGTTCCTCTTCCGTGATGTAAAAGGAATGAGGTTTTCTTCCTGTTGGCTTCGGGCCGGAACCGGGTCTGGCTCCGCCATATCCTCGTACGTTATAAGAACCGTCTTTGTTCTCACGATGCATTATGTTCTAACCTCCTTGTGTAGGCTCTAGACATTTCAGCAAGCATTGTAGTGTCACGATGCCATCCAGTTGGGGTAAGACTCCAGAAATCCACGTAAAGGCCATCCTCGCGATTGTAGACGATACATGCAGCAGTGTCATGAGCAAACATCCAACTATCAGTGACCGTTGTCCAGATGTATTGATTCAGCAGTTCATTCATGGGGTACCTCCTATTTGACTTCTTGAACTAAGTATATCATATTCAAGTTTGAATGTCAACATCTATTTTCAAGATTGCAGAAATATATTTTTACAAACGATAGAGCAACGAAGTGCGACTTCATCATCATACGGGCCTATTCTCTCGGCGCAGGGAAAGGTAGGCCCGAAGGGGCCGGAAAACGCTAACCATAGCGGGCGTAAACCGGAATGAGAAAAGGTACGGTGCGAACAGGCCGATGACTCGTCATCGTGCCATCTGTGCTGGCACTGTGCCAGCACTCTACAATAAACCAAAGCTTCTTCAATCCGGTGTACAGCCGGAGTATAAACTTATCTATCAGACAGAGTTAGGGCCCCTCGGGGCGGTGGGGGCACTCTTTAAATTATTCTCCTGGATAAACTTTCCCAGGACAAAGAATAACCAGCTGCATCGATGCATCTGGTCTTTACTTTGTGTGGCTTTTTATGCCTTGAATCTTTTCATAGTCTTTGACGAAGTATTCGATAGCATATTCAACTTGCTGATTCAAAGAGCGTTTCTCTTTGTTAGCAATATCTCTTAATCTACTTAATAAATCGTTGTCGATTCTTATTGTTGTTATGGTCTTATCTTCTGACAATTCATTCACCTCCTGCATGTATGATGTAATCATACCACTGTCAAAAAAAATTGTTCAAGTGGCGTATTGACACTACTATATAACTATGATTGAATACTGAATATAAGTGATATTGAAATGTAACAAAATATAATCGGAAGGAAATGAACAACATGTGGTTTCTTTGTAAAGATTGTGGACTGATTATTCGTTCAAGAAAGTACCAGTTTGCGAGAAACAATATGATTACCTGTCCTCAATGTGATGGTATCATGTGTTGCTGTAATGATTGCCAGAAAATGGCAATCGAAATCATTGAAACCATCGAAGATTCCATT